GGAGCGGTAGTCATCATGCGCTCAAAAGCTTTAGACAAATTAATGTCACTGGTATTAATCCAAGCTTTGGCCTCTTCAAACCCAATGCCTTGACAGTACTCAATTAAAGAGGCAAGGCTCCCACGGAATTTACAAGAGAAACAGTTGTGTGCCCCTGTCTCTGCATTGATAGACCACGAAGGGTTGTTATCAAGTTTTCCTGTTCGGCTAAAGTGAGCTGGGCAGTGACCTTTAATCTCAGAGCCAGTAATGCTGATTACTTCTATTCCTAAACGGTCTAGGACGTCTTGCATCTCTTCATTAGTCATTAGTAGTCCGTAGCTTCAATCTCTCGAAATTGTCCCGTATTCCAGTCCCATAGCAAAGATACTTCCGCTGGTCCAGAGTTACGGCTTGCAATAATCTTTAATAGTCGTGTGTCGTCAACATTCTCATCTTCTCGCTGAAGCCCAAAAATAACATCTGCGTCTTGATGGAAAGAAGATGAGTAACCAATTGCATCAGCAGTCACTTGCCCATTACGCATCTTGTTGTTAAGCACCTGAGTGGAGATAACAATTGGCTTGTTAACTCTTTGTGCTAATCGTTTAAGTGAACGGGTAATGTTGGTAAGAGCCTGCGGGGTATTAGCCTCGCCAGTCTGCTCATCAATCATCAGGTAAGTACCGTCAATAAAAACAATGTCAGGTTGTAAAGTCTGAATCTTGCTAGCAATACCTGAAACGGTTGAACCTTGAGCTGAGTCAATCAACCAAAAGTTCTCACGCATTCTTTCAATTCCTTGAAGGATGCGCTTGTATCGTGCTTCTTCTTCTGCCGTTAAAGAACCAGTTTGCAAACGAGTATGGGAAACACGAGAACGCATAGCATCATAACGAGATAGCTGTTCTACGTTGCTCATCTCAAAAGACTGAAACATAGGAACCTTGCCTGACATATGAACGTTCTGTGCAATCTGCAAAGCAAGAGTTGACTTACCAGTTTTTGGTGGAGCCACAATAACAATTAACTGACCGTTTTGTAATCCACCAGTTGCTGTATCCATTGTTGGAAACCCTGTAGGAACTCCTAAGAGTCCTGGGTTATCTTTGCGCCATAAGTAATCATCCCAACGTTTTAACGGGTCTTCTTTGACGTTAACATCAGATGTCTGTGACAAACCATCTTCATCAAGTTTAACGATGCCACGTTGAAGAGAAAGCAACGCGGACTCGTGGTCTTTATGTTTTTCAATAAACTCAATTGCATCACCAATCATAGAAACTGTAGAAGCTTTTCTACGACTAGAAACTAATGAATCTAAAATGTACTCGACGCTATCGGTTACTTCCATAACCTTGTAAGAGGGGAAGTTATCTTGTATTACTTCAACGCTTGGGCATTCTCCGTATTTAGTAAAGTGGGTACGAAGAAGGTTCCAAACTTTACGGTCTTCATTATCTAAAAACCAAGAGTCATTTACTTTGCGGTTAAACAAAGGAGTTAAGTCGCGGTCACTAATGACTTTGCTAAGTAGTTGCGTCTCTTTGTTCATAACTGTGTGAAGTCCAATCCCCAGTGACCGTATCTCATAAGGCGAGTGGGTAAATCTAGCACCCCAACTACCTCTGGTCTATAGGGGAGTTCATTAATCAAATGGTCTATGGATTCGTAAGAAGTAAAGTAACGAAAAGGGTTGGTACCCATATGGTCTAGCTTATCTACAACTAAACTGAGTTCTTCTTCGTTTAAAGTAAACGATGCTAGCTCCATGGTGTAGCCAATGTTTTGAGCAAAGACGTATAAACGGCTTAATAAAGTTCTATTAAAATTAGCTTTCTTATCTTTTACTGGAATAACTTTTAATCTTTTTTTAACAGTTACTTCATACTCAATGAAAGTATCAGAGATAACAATAACTCTCTTTGGCAGTTCGTTACTTATATCCCCTTTACGCATTTTTTACACGACCTCTATTTTCCCAAACTTTAGTACGAACTCTCTAAACTCTTTGTTAGAAGTTTGCGCTTTCTCTGCATCTTCTGAAGTTGCTTTATAAGTAATCTCCAAAGGATAAGTTCCGTTATTACTTTCAATTCTTGCGTAAACAAACTTAACGTGCTTACAAATCATTCTGCCTCTAAACCCTGGGCAAGTGCAAACTAGCTTGTTGTTTGAGTCTTGACTTACTTCGTAAACGCTAGGACCAGGAACGTTCCCCTGTGTAAGAAACACCTGTATAAGTTTCAAATCCTCGTTCACGTTCGCCTCCATCAGCGTAGGTCTCGTTCGCCGTCAATTGGAAGATACACGAACGCCTCTTTGGCAAAACTACCAGTTGCATCCCCGTATGTCGCGGTCCAATTGTCACGAGATATATTGGTTGTAACAATAGTAGGCAAGCCGTTGTTAAACCGTGTTCTCAACACATGGTGCAACATGTTTTTCTGCCAACCAGAAAGACTAGAATGCTCCTTACCCACATCATCAATGATTAATACACGGATGTTGTAAGCATCATCACGACAATCACCTAACATTCCTGAATACAAAATCTCTTCAGATTCAGTGGGGTTATCCATTAACTTGCCCTTAAGGTCTAGGACATCATTAAAAGTTGCAAAATAACAAGGGCGAATAAGAACCTTGCCTTCTGACGGGGCAAAAGCTTCTAGGGGAAAGTTTAGTAACATCTCTTGGATTGCTGCTAGGGCAAGGGTTGTTTTACCCCTACCTGGCTGTCCGTACAAAAGGATTCCACGGCCACAAGCAGGGCTTCCAGCCTTGAGGATAATCTTTCCCTCCAAGGCTCCAGCAATCCAGCGTCTAATGCCCGCCAGTGCCTCCTGAGGGGCATCGTTACAGTCCTCTAAGGTCCAACCAAGACGAGCTTTTGGAATAGAAGCGGTTTGAACCCAAGCACGGCGCCTGACCTTTAATTCGGCTAACTGAAACATTAGAGCCCCTTCCAAGAATCTTCGGCTTGAACCTTAGCGGTAGCTAAGTCATCTGGGGTATTAATGCGAACCCTTGCTTGGGCCGCTAATTCTGAATAACGACTAATAAATATTTTCCACAAAGCATCTGCATCTTCGTACTTGCTAAAATCCATTGAGGCAAAAAATATGTTCATCATCTCTAACTCAACTTGTCCATCAGTTTCGTATTTTTTGCGGTTCTGACCTAAAGCCTGAGTAAAGCGAGTGCGGGTAACTTGCCAAGGTTTGATATGCCAAATTTTGTGAACGCGGTTTGAGAACTCAAACGAGATATCTGTACAGGACCAGTCTTTTGGTTGGCGGTTTTGGCGTTCGGTAAATCGCTTTTTCTGGTCAGCATCTTTAAGGCTTTGATACTCAGCCTTCTTGTCGGCTTGTGCCTTTGCTCGCTCATTACGAACTTCATCATCTTCACTTGAGGTCTTATCAAAAAATTCATAACCCATTTTTAATCCCTCCTCACGAACCTCGTTCGTGGATTCGTAAAATACTATAGCTGAATTAGCATATTGGGTTATATTGCTATTCTGCTCAATGGGCTGTAACAGAGAACGGCTTTTCAGGCCCCAGGAACTAACCTTCTTAAACCCTGTTTCAGTCACATATGAGACCGTTGTTATGCGGTTTCCTACCCGTTCTTTACGGGTGACGATATAGCCAGCATCTCTTAACTCTTTAAGTGCTGACCTCATTGCATCTCTGCCTTCGGAGAATCTCCGAGATAATTCCTTTGCGCTAACTGTGGCATCACTGTCGGCCAAATAGGCCAAAGCACCCCAAGCTCTAAGAGATAACGTCACTTCTTACCTTTTGGCTTGATATCAAACTCCTCTGTCAGTTGCTCTGCAACAGTGGCAGCAATCATTCTAGCCAAGCCATAGAAGGCATCCATAACAGTCTCTTCAAAATCTTCTTCTTCGTCCTCCTCTGCTTCATCCTCTTCTTCGTCCACATCTGGAACGTAATCAGGGATAAATGGGATTGAATCGGAAGTCGTTGCTTCAATTTCTGGCATAACAGTCTTAACACTCTTTGTTGTAGGAGCGCCCAATTTTATTAAGCCATCAGTTAAATCAAAGCAAGGTATGTTGTCTTCTGTACAGAACTCAAGTAGTTCTAGTGTCTTTTCATCATCATCATTCCATAAAATAAATGCTGCATTTATCTTGCCCTCAATTAATTCAAGGGCATGGACAACTGGGTTTTCAACCCGATTAAAATGTGCTGTATTAGTGATTGCATTTGTTTCAGAATCAGGCGTACAAAACACCATAATATTCTTTGCCCTATCTTTTGCAAACTGTGCTGCATACACTTGGCCTTGGCTAGGCTTTCCTTCAAACGATAAAACCAGTGTTCCAGCATCTCCATTTGCATAGTAATGGTCATCCATAAGAGCTTCTACATTTGCTCTACTGGTTTCACCGCTACCCGCGACCAAAACGTAATATGGGTCGGACATAGTTCCTCCTTGTTAGTGGAGGCTTAGCATACACAGATTTAGCGTTCTGGCCCAACCGCTCTAATTACGGCGGGTTGATAGGTATTTAGGCGTTCTGCAACTACTACTAGGGTTGTTCCTATAAAAGCACTCGATAAAGAATAAAGAATAAAATTGCCCACGCCCGAAATATTTGCTAGGTAAGTTCCTAGGACGGATGACAGTAAAGCCACAACTAGTTTAAGTAAAGGCATAGATAAGAAAGTGTTAAAAAGCGCTATAAAAAATGCGGCGCTAAAAGATATAAGGACTAAGGTCAGCATGGACCTATCGTACTACTAATCAGGTTGAGCAAACAACAGCTCAAATGTGCTGCCGTAAGTAATCCAGTCTGGAAGGGTAGCAATCAATCGGCTTTGAACGGCAAAACGGTTGCGGTAATAGTGGCTTCGACCAGCATTGGCTACATCACCTTGCCAAAAAAGGTCAGTAAGACTTGCTACTCCATGGCTACCATCAAAGAAAGAGTTTACAAAAGAAGATTTTTCAAATAAAGCTGAGTCTAAAGTTATTTTATTTCCAGCAGCAGTTGCTGTCCAATTAACTCCCACTACAGCGGTGGTAGCGCCAACAGGAGCAGCTGCCGTTACAAAAGGCCGAACAAATAAATTTGTAACGCCTGTTTGCGTTCCATTAACTGTGCTTATTAATACATTGCTGCTGTTATACCATTTAATAAATGGAGTTAACGGACGGGTAACACCTGTTTGAGAAGTTGCAACATAAATGCTAAATGTGTAGTCATTTCCTGCAAGAACAGCAACTGGGTCTGAAGATATTCTTACATTTCCCGTTGCTAAAGATGTTGATTCTGCTGCCCCGTTACTAAGTGTTGTTACAGAGCTGTTTTGTGGAAGACCTGCTACATCTGTAATAATACTAAGGTTTGCATTGGTAGCATTCCAATACGTTGTACTTCCTTCAAAGTTAGGGTTTAATAACTCATTAATTCTTGTAGCCTTTAAATTAATAATTATCTGTCGTGCATCTTGAAAATAAGTTGCAGAACTTCCTAATTCAAATTGAATTGCATCAAAATAATGAATTTCACTAGAAGAGGCACCAGTAATTTTAAAATGAGGAACAGCATAATACGCTGTAGCAGGGGCGGTAGCTGTTTTAACTGAACGCTTCCACTCGGTTGTGCTATTAGTTACACCAGTTCCAAATGTAGAAGTAGATATTAAACTTCCAGTTCTTGTGTACCAAGCAATTGCTGCACTTACACTTCTTGTTGCAGAATTTGCTCTAGAGTACCCAGTAACAGTGTAAGAAGAACCTGCTTTTACTGGAATGCCGTATTGGCGTGCAGTTGTTCCATTTAAAGCTATTTCTACAGTTGCACTAGTTGTAGCGGTTACTTTAAGAATGCCTTTTTGTAAGTTTGGAAAGTTTGTCTGTGATAATACCTCACTGTATCCAGGAACTGCGCTGTCTTGGTTAACGGATAGTTTAAGTAAAGTAGCGTTAGAAACAGATGCCCAAGAGCCTATTGTCTCTTCAAAAGAAGAGTCATTTTTATCAAGCATAAGGTTTTTACCTTGAGTGACAGTATTGTCATATCCAGCGTATGCTTTAACATACTCTTCAATACCAAGTTTGCTTCCCTTGTTCTTATACAAAGTCATAATATTTCTAAGAAGAATTCTTGATTGACGCAATCCTAATTCAGGTTCATATTTAAGCCCAAATTGTTTCATAAATACTGGAACAAGGGCACCATTTAAATTTGAAACATCATAAAGATTTAAAACATTTTCAGCTTGTGTTTTGTATAAATCATGATTTAAAGCAAAAAGATTTAGAAAACGTTTAATTACATCATTATCTTGTTCAACAGAGGTGTCGTAAGGAACTTGTGAAGTAAGAATAATTGGAAGGTAGTTATACATATTATTTCCAGTATTAAAGTTTTTAACCGATACTCCAATAGCAAGTCCTGCAATTTTCCAAGTAGAGTAGGTTGTTTCTCTAACAAAAAGGGTGTAATAATAAGCAACGCTTTCTTTTAAACCAATATTATTTGGAGTCTGGCCCTCATCAAAGTATGAAGTTCTAGAGGTTGCGTTTGCGTCTTCAAATAAAATATCACCATCATCTGCTGCTACTGGAAACCCAATAGGGTTGCGAACAAGACGCAGATAATCCCAAGCTCCACTAGGTGTTGTCCAATTAAGTAATATTTTAGAATACCCATATGGTTTTGCGGTAAAAGGGGCAGCATTAAACTCTACAAGAGTAGTTGCCCCATAATACGAGGCACCGTAATAATCAATGCCATACTTTGACAATTACATACCGCCCATAAGAAACGTAGCGGTGAAATCTGTACCAGAACCTACCTGTCCCCCAGCAGCATAAAGAATTCCGTCAGGGCCAACTCTAGTTACTACGGTTCCAGAGGAGTCTTTCCACTGCATAAGGTCTGCACTCTGACTTGTAGCTGCTCTAATAGCTAATCCAACTACTGCAGCAGAACTGATAGTAATATCACTACCACCCACTTTTTTAACATATTGAGTATGCGTATCTGCAACAATGCCCTTTTCAATATTAGCAAGGCGTGCTTTAATAGTTACGTAATCAGTTGCTGTGTTAGCCCAGTCCGTTGCAACAGCAGCAGTAGCAACTGTAGGTGCGGTACCTAGTACTGATTCAATAGCGACAACTTCTTCTTGTAAAGAGTTGGGGTGTGCTGCTTGAATAATATCAACTACGTTTACCTTAGTGGTAAATGAGCGAACTGACGTTGGGTATGAGGCTGCCATATCTGTCCTTAGATTGTAATTCCGCCAACTGGATTAACCGTAATGGTTCCAGCCTTAGGGATTTCGTTGGTTGCACATGCAATTGTATTAACGCCGATTACTTTTAATGCAGCGCCAGTTGTTGTAGAGCTTCCGCCACAATTAGCGGAAAGAGTAATTGTCGCCGCTCCTGTATTTATAGCCGAGATAGTTGTCCCAGTGGGGATTGTTACCGTTCCCCCAGTTACCGCAATTTTTTGCCCTACTTCAAGGTGAGTAAAATCAGATACATTACTAATAGTGGCACTTGATGCCGCAATATTTCCAGTAAATGTAGCGTCAGCACGAGACAACAAAGTTACCTCTGCATAAGAAACACCATCTACTGGTAGTAAGGAAGACAATACATATTGAAGTACAAATTCTTCAGCAAAAATTACATTTGTAAATTCAAGTAAAGTTGATAAGTTTGCATATACCGCATTAGAAACGTTTTGTTGACGATATTGTGGAAGAACATTTACAGTTACAGTAATATCAATTGGCACATATTTTGGAGGAAGAACAGTAATTGTTGTAGTTGCTGGGGCTTTGTCTGTCAAGAAAGTAAGTACTTTATCTGCTGCATTATTAAAGATGGTATTTGGGTCACCGTTAACATCAACACCTGGAGTTCCTAAACTTACATCTCCATACGGAGCCATGTAAACTGTAATGTTATTAAAAGAGGTTGCATCAGCAATTGCTTTTCCTACAGCACTTACCTGCACCGCTAACGCAGCATAGTCTTGTAAGGACACTGCTCGGTTTAATGCAGTCAAAGAGTATGGGGCATTAAAACGAATTGTGTCAGTTGATTCTGGGTTTGAGCCACCAGCTGCAGCTTCTTGATTATTAACAGTTAATCCAGAGACTACATTTGTTAATAAGTAAGTAAGGGTGTTAGGCCCAACGTTGCCAGATGTTCCTCCACCAACACGATAGGTTACATAAATAGAACCCTGAGGAGGGATGCGACCACTGATATTGTCGCCAAAATTTACATAAGAAACGTTGTCAGCATCTGTAGAAACAGTGTATACAGGGTCGTTATAACCAGCGTCAATTAAATAATCGACTTTAGTATAAAAAACATTATTTGCGTAGACTTCGGTACTTCCAGCAATTAAAGGAGTTCTTGCTAAACTAAACTGTTGGTAAGCAGTTCCGTTTGAATCCCCTACATACTCTTCAGAAATTGTAAAACCTTGTGTTGCGGCTACGTTTGTAGAACCTCGAGTTGCACCTACCGCAGCAGGAACTGTTATTGCAGAGTCTGTTTCAAAAATAATTTGAGTGGATACACCATTAACTGTTGTTGTGGTTGCAACTTGTGTTCCTGCTGGTACCGTAATAATAGATGCAGTGGAGTTTTGAAAAGTTAAAGTTACTGTTGCTGGGGTTCCAGTGCTTGGGGTATAGCCTAAAAGGTTGGCAATAGAAAGAACAGAAGCACGTTGAGTGGCAGTATTAATAAAGCTTTCATTGGCAGAGCGGTCAATGTAATAGTTAAGCATGTCTCCCATATAGGCAAACAGTTCAATTAATGTAATACCAAAATCAGAAGCATCAGTAGTTGTCCACTCAGGCAAAAAGGTAGGGATAAGCGCAATCATGTCATCGCGGATAGCCGCGTAATCACGAGAGGTGTAATCTACTTGCGGGATGTAGTCAGATGCCATTAGTACTCCTGAATAACGTCGCCAGAACGGCTTAAAGTGGCTGTTCTGACTGTTACTTCGTCTTTATCGCCGTTTGGCAATGCATAATAAATTGTAACGTCTAGGATGCCCAATTCATAGTCCATAACCGTGTCAACATTGTTTAAAACTAGCTTTGGTAGCAAAGAAGAGAACACGGAACGGACAGTTCCTCTTACAATATCTCCTGCTGTATCGGCATTTTCAAATAATGAGTCCCGTACAGTACCCCCATAATTTAAACGGAATACCCGTTCCCCTACGTGGGTCATTACCGCTGTAATAACGCGGCTTTGCCAAATTTTTCTTTGGTCGTTAGATGAGTAGATAGAACCCGATTCATCTATAGAAAAAGGTAGGACAATTGCTCTTTCCATTATGCTGCTCCTGTCTTCTTAGTGTAAATACCCATCCATATTGGAAAGTTAGGGTCTCCGCCTTCAAACATTACCCAAACTCCTTGATTAACTTCAGGAACTTCTCTATGGGGTGTGTGTTCAGTTCCATTAGTTTCTAAAGGGTCTGTGCTGTCTTCGTGGGCGTGTGTTAAAGTGCCCGAATTTCCTGAGTGAGCTGCGTGAGTGGCTGTAGTACTAAATGTATGAGTATGGGTTCCGCTTGGATACGATGGCCCTGTACCAGTTGTTCCACTAATAGTATGAGTAGCGTGAGTGTTTAATAACGCTGCAACTTCAGATGCTAAATGAGGCAAGTGGTCGGGGTGTTGAGCGTTGCTTGTAATTGGCAAACAAGGGTATGCCCAATTAGTTACGTTGGTATGTAAGATTTGAGGGACTTTAAGACGTATTCTATTTAATTTTTCTGGGTCGTCATTGTCTACACAAACACCACGATAAATTCCAAAAAAAGTATTATCTGCCACTTTTTGCCCCCATTTTACTTAATACTACTGAAGGCATCTTTTTTTCAGGAACTGAAGCTTTTTTTAAATTTCCTAAAGTGCCAGACCATTTATATGAGGGTGCTGAAGCTGTTTTTGTTTTAGGTTGGTTTTTTACCTGTGATACGTGCTTTGAACTTCCTTTTTTAACAGAATTACCCGTTTTAATTAATTTTGTTTTTGGCGCAATATTAATTTGTCGTACACCAGGTTTAATAACACGTTTAACTTTTTCACTTGGAGTTGAAATAATTTTATTATCGGTCCATTGAGCAGATAAACCAAGAGAATCAGCCCCAACATTTAGAATTGTTGTATAAGAGTGTTCACTAATACAGTGCTCTACAGAAAGAACCGTCCAAAATCCAGAGTATGCTTTGCCAACCCCGTCTAAAAATACAGGAGAGTCTGGCAATACACTAGGGTTTCCTTGAACTACTACTTCTCCACGATAGGCATATCTATTGCGCTCATCAGCGGCATCAGATTCGTATTTAGCAATTTGAAATGAAGGAGCCACTACAGATGTGTTGTAATTATCAAATACGGGAGAATTTTTTGTTGAACGTGTGGTTTTAATTTGAGATTGGTTAGTGTTAACGTGGTCAATACCAGAGTCTCTATCAACTCCACTAACGGCAGATGTTGCTTTTTGAGCATCTACAAACGGTATGTTTTCACCAATTGAAGGTTTAAAAGAGAATATATCTGTAGATTTGCTCTCTAAGCCAGTTAATGCAAAATACTGTGCTTCTTCACGTAAATCAGTAAAATCTTGAGTTAAAGGTTGAAAGATTAAAGTAGTGTTATTTGCTTTAAAGGAATACCCGCATTGTTTTGCTAACTTTACAAGAAGTTCCCAATCAGTCATACCAGCTTGAGAAATTTGGTCAAATATACGGGGGTAAGGAGTTGCCACGTATGACATTCCATTTTTGTTAGCAATATCTGCAACAACGGCATCTGCGGTTGTGTCAACCCATATTTT